ATCTGCATCCCATTCGTCGGTGGTGGCCGCGTGCCTGCGGTCAGCACGCGCCAGGCGCTCCACACCGCCGACCGTTCCTGCGCTGGCCAATTTGGCGGCGACTTTGGGGTTGTCGGCGCGCACAGCCGTCTGGCGACAGACGCTTCGGATCAAGTCCGTGGCGGCTAGCGTGTCCTCGGTGCGCCAACGTTGCCCGTCCCACACCAGCCACTTGCCCCAGCCAGCCACGTAGCGCCAGTCACGGTGGTAGCGGCGCGTGAAGGACAGCGCCAGCGCGTCCTCCGTACCCCAGACGGATTCGTCGCTACTGACGACTGGATCAACGTCATCGGCCACGTCGTGCATCTGCAGGCGCGGCCCGTGGGTGAGGAAGGTGGCGACATCAAAGCCCTCGGCGATGGCATCGGCCACGTCCCAGCCCTCTGCAGCCTCTTCGGGCGGATAGAGGACGTGGCAGGATTTGGCCCCCGCCGACAAGATGGCCTGTGCCGCCTGCATGGCGTACTCCCAGCCCGGCTTGTCGCGGTCGGGCCAGATCAGTACAGCCTTTCCGGCCAATGGCGACCAGTCGGTCTTTTCGACCGGAGCGTTCGCGCCGTGCATCGCCGTGGTGGCCACGATGCCCGCGTCGATCAGGGCCTGCGCGCACTTCTCGCCTTCGACCAGCACCACCTGCGCGGTACTGGTCATCCCTGGCTGGTTGTAGAGCGGACGCGGGTCGGGCGGTGCCATCTTGCGCCGCTTCGCATCCCAGGGCCGGAACTGCTTTTTCTGCCCGGGCGGGTCGTAGCGGTAAACGACGGCGATGAGATGGCCCGCCGCATCGAGGTAGTCCCACTTGGCGGTAGCTGGGCCAAGTTCGTCGACGGGCGCGGCTTTCTTAGCGGATCGGCGCACCGGCATCTCGCTTGCGCGACCGAGAAGATCAGCCGCCACATCCAGCACACGATTGAAGTCGGTGTGGATGTCGAGCGCTGAATGCCCGGCGATGAGCGAAAAGATGTCGCCGCCATCGCCCGTCGCGCGATCCGTCCACAACCCGGCCTTCTCACCGTCTAGCACCACCTCAAGGCTGTCGCCAGGACTACCCAACACGTCCCCGATCAGGAACTTTCCCCGGCGTCGCTTGCCAGCTGGGAACATCGTCGCAAGCACCGAGGAAAGGCCAGCGATCAGGCCTGCACGCAGCGCCTCACGTTCACTGTCATCAAGGATGCGTCCAGGCTCGACTGGCTTTGGGGTGTCGTTGAAGTCAAGCATCGGTGGCACCCCCGATCACATCGGCAATGCCAGCCAGTTCGTGCGGAATACGAGATTCGTGTCGCAGCTTTCGCAGCGCCTTCCCCTCGAGCTGGCGGACGCGCTCGCGCGTGACATCCATCTTCTCGGCGACCTCATCAAGCGACGACCCGACAAAGAAGCGCTCGCGGATCACGTCCGCCTCACGCGGCGTCAGCGTATCGATGGCAGCCTGGATGATGCGGCCTGCCTGCGCGTGGCTAGCCAGCCGCAGTGGGTCGGCGGATGCCGTTCCACAAGCTAAGGCTTGCACGCTGTCTGCATCCAGATCGACGCTGGAATGGTTCGTTTCCAGTGGCTGGAGCTGGGAATCCGACCACAGATCGGAGGGGGATGCGTTCAGGAAGTCACACAGATTCCACGCGCATTCCCGCAACAAGCCATCAGGCGTGAGCGGCGAACGTGTGAGGTTGATGTATGGCAACAGCGCCCCGTAGTAGCTGATGCCGACGGCTGCGGCGAACGGTGCGCCTGGCCTGTGACCCGCATGCTCGATGGACCGCAGCAGACGGGCGTTTCGCACGGAAATGCGGACACGGTAGTCACTCATGTGCGCCTCCTTGCGTGACTGCCCATGCCCTGAGTTCTGACATCCGGAAGCGAACCATCTGGCCGACCCGGTAGTGCGGAATACGCTTCGACGCGCGGCACCGAGGTTTGGTGAAGAAATACGGCGGAATGTTGAGCAGACGCGCCGCGTAGCGTGCCCCCACCATCGGCTCCGCCGCTGATGCTTGTGATTGGTTATGGTTCATTGCATGCTCCAGCAGCGGTCTTGCCACGCGCACATCCGGCATTCAAAGTGGGTTGAGTCATGGAAAGCACGCGGCAGCAGTTCGCCGGCCTCGGTCGCCGTGATGACTTTCACCGCCCGATCCGACATGCGCTGGGCCAGCGCCGCGTCAAAGGGCACAGGCTCGGTGTAGATCTCCATGGTGTCGGCGTTGAGCGCCGTGAAGATCGCCGGGTGCTCGTGCAGTTCGAGATAGGCCTGGTAGATCGCCACTTGCGCGGCGTAGATGGGCTTGGAGATGGCCAGGCCCTTTTTCTCCAGGTTGTTCCAGGACTTGTTGCCCAGGCACTTGCACTCCCAGAGCGCGGGATAAGCGAAGCCTTCCGGGCCCGCGACGATGACACCGTCAACGTGACCCTGAAGGCGACCATCGGCCACCGAGAAACCAAACTGCTCGCCGTCAGCCTTGCGGGTGCGCAGGTCGAAACCCGCGTCCCGTAGCCAAGCGACCATGCAGTCCTCCATGACGTGGCCGCGCTCGAAGATGCGCAGCATCCGGCCCGGTGCGTCCCGCCCGTGGTCGATGGGAGCCTTGGCGTACTCGAACTGCAGTGCACGTTCGCAGGCCACCCCGAGGCGCGAGGCCCCGAGATACTGGCGCTCAGACTGGCGGGCGCGGACCTGCTGCAACCCGGCGTCGACCAGGGCGGTGACCTGACCCGAGATGCTCGATGAGGAATTGAAGTCCATCATGGCTTCTTCCCTTTCGGTTCTTCCCAGGGCAGGTCGTCCTCCAGATCCGCGAACGGATTGGCGGCATCGGGTGCCAGCGGATCGGGCGTGGGCGGCAAGCCCCGCACAGGCGGAAACTTGCTGGACTCGTGGTGCGCGACCATGGCTTGAGACCAGCAAGTGACGATGGCGTCGATTACCCGCAGGGCCTCGGCCTCGGAGTAGTCGCCCAGCGACTTGGTAAAACCGATTTCACCTGCTGCCTCGCCGAAGGCCTTGAGGCACTGGCGCATGGCGGACAGTTCGAGATCAGACGGATCAATCATGGTGACCTCCGTTTTGTCGATGCGACCTTCCTTGGCCCGCTGCCAGTTGCCGTACAGTGCGTGAAACGCGTCCTGACAGCGACGCGAGCAGAACACCCAATCGATGGGATAGCGCCGGGGATCGCCCACACCGTGGCGGTTGTCGGTGTGGCCGTAGCCCCGGGCCTGTCTTTTGCAGACCCAGCATTTCACGCCCCCTCCTCAAGTTCATCGAGCAGCAGGCCCAACTGCAGGGCAGCGCCAGCAAAGGCGGCCTCGCAGCGGCGCTTGAAGTCGGGATAGCTCATCGAGCTGCGCGCAATCGCCGTGACCGCGTGAATCTGCGACTCCAGATGCGCGAGCCCCTGATCGGACAGCCACTGGTGGTGCTTCTGCGAGATGCCCTTGCGATTGCGGATCTCGCCCAGCAAGTCCTCTGGCAGCACCGGCCCGTAGACCCAGCGCAGCGTGATCTGGCCGACGACGTGTGGCGGGTTCTGTTCGTGACCCTGGTACTTCCAGCCAAACAGGCGATAGATCGCGCGGTAGTAGTCCGGGTGGAAGCGGCGCTCCCACGATGCGCAAGACTGGCGCAGCAGCTTGGAAATCAGCTCCTGCAGCGCATCCGGTGCGCGGTGGTGCTGGTAGCCGGTGGCCTCATCGATCAGCGCGACCTCGCCTGTGGTAGCAAGAGCGCGCATGATCTTCATGCAGTTTGGCACGAGCTTTTGCCGGGCACGGTGTAGTGTCCGGCTAAGCGCAGCATCGATTACGCCGGAGGCGATCATGGTGATCACACCTGCAGGGAAAAACTGCGCCCGGCGACCGTTCGGAAGGCAAATCGGTGAGTCAAATTTATCCAACTCTGACAACGAGTTAGGCGCGTAATCAGCCAGAATTTGCCGAAAACGGTGACCCGTGTTGTTTTCGTGAAAACCGAGCAGCTTGGCCAGTTCCTTGCGGACGTAGCCGCGCTCGCCGGTGGTGAGCACGACCGCTTCGCAGTCAAGATCACCGAAATGCACGACGCCGTAGTGGCTGGCAGTGAGAATGGGGATGTTCATGGCGACCTCCCTCACTGCGCCCACGACGGTTTGCCCGTCACGGGTGCGCGTTGCGGAGCCGCGGGCTGATACGCGGGTGCTGCCTGCGCCGGAGCGCCGGACGTGCCGCCGCCCGACGCCTTGGGCGGCACGCCCATCAAGTTGGCGTAGTCGGGGTGATCCGGTTCAACCGCGACCTTGACCACGTTGCGGTCTTGGCCCTTGCTGTCCTTTTCGATGTCGACGCGCGCCAGGAACTCCATACCATCCAGTTCGTGGAAGCCCTGGATGCGGCGCGCGGCGGCGGCTTGGGGGCTGTTGTCCTGCGGGTGTACGTTGCGGGCGCTGTTGAGCGCAGCGCGGATGAAGCTGCGCCCCATCTGGCCCCACGTCGGCCCTTTGGGGGAGTACAGCCCGATGTTCGACCACAGCTTGCGCTTCGCGTACTCACCGCCGGTGATCACAAATTCGGCAGAAAGGAAGACCGCGCCGGTATCGAACGACTGGGTGGCGTAACCACCCGTCCAGCCCTGGCTCTGGTCGTCATAGCCGCCCGGTTTTACGGTCATGCGCATGGGCGCAATGACGCCCTTGGGGATCAAATCGAAGCCAGACTGTTGGGGGTCGGCATCCTGAAAATCAAAATAGTTGGAAGACATGGCGATTACTCCTGGGATTCGGTAGAGGTCGTGGTGGCGGCACTGGCGGGCGTGATGGATGTGCCCGCGCACTTGGCGATCAGCGCGCCGAGATGCGGCGGCTCCAGCAGGTCGAGGCGACCGCTGCGGTCTTTGGCCGGGAAGCCATAGGGATTGACGGTGTGCGTGACGAAGGCGCGGTAGGAACTACCGTCCTCGGCCTTGATTTCGGCCAGTGTCACGACCTCGTCGACGATGCCGGGCAGCTCCAAGCTGGTCTTGCTGCCTTCGATCTGCGGGACGAATATCTTCCGATTGAAGTCATCCAGTCGCTCGTCGAGGATGGCCACAAACACGACGTTTTTGCCCCGGGCGTGCTGCAGATGAGTCAGCGCGCCGATCATTTCCTGGCCGAGCAGGCCATAGGCCGCGCGCAGGTCGGGCTTGCCGGAACGGTCGCTGACCGCGCCGGGTTGCGTCTTGCACCACGCGAAGCACTGGCGGGACAACTGCGTGATCGAGTCGAGGAAGAAGGTCTGGTAGCGGTCGAGTTGCGCTGGGTCGCCAAACTTCTCGATGACGTGGTCGTAGTGCGCCTGTGAGAACGCACTCTCCGGCGGCAGGGACTTGTCCGGGCCCGCGAGAAATACGAAAAGGTCGCGGCTATCGGGCCAGGATGTCAGCCGGATGGTGTCGCCCGGCCAGTCGGCCACCGCCAAGTCACCTGCCTCGCCATCAAGGAACAGGGTGGTGGTGGGATCCAGATCTTTGAGCCGGGATGTCTTACCGATGCCGGATTTGCCCAACATCAGCAGCTTCACGCCCTTGCGCTCGGCCATCCGCTCCATGGCAGACACGATGGGGAGCTTGTTCATGCGGCACCCCCATCGAGCGTCAGGGTGATGGTCGGCTTGCCCTCTTCGACCGTGCGCGCAGCGGCAAACTGCTGTTGCAGCGCCTGTGGCCAGTTGGTGTAGCGGGACTCGGACACCGATAGCTTGATGTCGATGTAGTCCTCGACCTTGTCGCCCGAGGCAAGGATGCGCTCGGCCATCTCCTTGAGGATGGTCTGGTTCCAGATCACCTTCTTGGGGAGCTCGTACTTGACATGCAGCACGCCGTCGTTGACGTGGGCGGTTCCGAAGTCACGGCCGGCATCGCGCAGTGCAGCGCGTGCCTGCTCGCCGAAACGCTGCACCTTGGCGGCATCCAGCTTGGTGCGCAGCGGCTTGAGATATGCGATGGCCTCATCGACATTGCGTTCGGCATCCAAGAAGACCTGGATCGGCGCGGCTGCCAGTTGAGCGACGGTCATGCTCGCGAGGTCGGCGGGGTAAATGGACAGTTCTTTCATGGCCATCTCCTCACACCGGCACGCGTTCGGATGTCGAGGCGTAGACGTGGCGCTTCTCGTAATCGAGCACTCCGTTTTTGCCATCGAGGGGATAGGCAACCTTCTTCGAAAACTTGTTGAAGACAGGGCCCCGACCCATACCGCGCCAGCGCGTGAGCGTCTTGGGGGACATGCCCCAGCGACTGGCGAGTTCAACCTCGCTGAGGAACCGCCGCTGGGACAGCGCTGCGGATTCAGGGGTGGGCGTCGAACCGAATCCGACGCCGGAATTGAGGCCCGGTGTGCCACCGAAGCCTCCAGACAGTGCCATTGAATAGGCCATTGCCGTGCTCCTTCCCGTTCAGGGATTGGGGCGCGACCGGTGGCCAGTCCTGTACTGGCCGTTGACGCCGATCACGCCTTCATCGGGGAAGGCGCTACATCTGGCGTAGCAACAGCTACTTTTGGCGTAGCAGAAACTTTTTTTTCGTGTCCCTCCGCTACCCGAGTGACGCAATCAACCTGCGTTGCTCATCCCAGTCCAAGGGCACCGTGGCCCGCCAGATGGACTCCAGCGACACGGCCCGGGGCAGCCGTCCTTCGTAGGCCGCCTGGACAATGTCGGGAGAGAGAAGCGCCAGACGCAAGAAAACGTTGACCGTGGAGCGGTGGATCCCCTCGCGTTCGGCGATTTCGGTACCACTGGCCACCGCACCGCTATCGATCAGTTGCTGCCAATAGATGCCACGCCCCAACGCTTTGAGCAGGGGTTGATCCTGTTCCGGTGTCAGCACCGGCGTCTCCGTGACGGCGACCGGCTGGCTGACTCCCTCCGGGGCAACAATCACTTTCTTGATGCCGCGCTTCTTGAAGTGAAAGGGCACAAAAGTCGTGATCCTGACACCACCGCCTTCCAGCGGATGGCGTCGTTCGTGTGGTTTGCCATCCCCGACCAGCTTCTTGGACGATCGGTTCATGCCGCCACCTCCATGTCCAGCATTTCGCCGCCAATGCTGTCCGGCCGCAGTTCACCGGCCAGTTCCCGCCAGCCGGATTCGCGCCAGACGATGTCGACGCCGTCGGAGAGAAGCTGGACGCGTTCGATCAGCAGATTGACCAGCCGCACCTGCTCTGCGGGGAACAGTTGCTTCCAAACTTCACCGATGCGGCGCATCGCCAGCACAGTGGTCGGTTCGTCGATCTCAGGATATTGACGACGCACCGTGTTCCAGACGCCCTGGATGCTTTCGGGCGACTGGAGCGCGCCAACCAGCAGGTTCACCACCACCTCCTCGATCTGGTCCGCCGGAATCATCCCGGTGGCGCTGCTGCGGTAGCCGTACCGGTTGTCCGCCTTGGGGATGTAGTAGCGGTACTTTTTGCCTGAGGGCTTCTTGCTGTAGGTGATGTGGTACTTGCCGCCGTCGGGCCCGTACATCAGCCCGCGCAACAAGGCATCTGTTTTGTGCCGGGTCTGGGTCTTGCCCATGCGCTGGTGAGCATCCTCGCCAAGGATGGCTTGCACCCGATCCCACAATTGGCGGGTGATAATTGGCTCGTGCTGGCCTGCGAATATGGCATCTTTGTGGCGAATCTCACCGATGTAGATGGGGTTGCGCAGGAGTTTGGAGAGGTACTTCTTGTCCATGGGCGTGCCATTACGCGTGCTGCCGTCCTTCAGGCGGTTGGGCTTGGTGGTGATCCCTTCCAGCGATAACTCGCGCACGATGTCCGTGATCGACTGGATTTCCGCAAAGCGGGTGAAGATGCGCCGAATGGTTGCAGCGTCCTTCTCCTCGATGACCAGTTTGCGGTCTTTGACCTCGTACCCAAGCGGCGTGTAGCCCCCCATCCATAGGCCCTTGCGCTTGCTGGCCGCAATCTTGTCGCGGATGCGTTCGCCCGTGACCTCGCGTTCGAATTGTGCGAAGGACAGCAGGATGTTGAGCATCAGCCTGCCCATCGACGTGGTGGTGTTGAACTGCTGGGTCACCGACACGAACGACACCTTGTGCCGCTCAAACACCTCCACAAGCTTGGAAAAGTCGGCCAGGCTGCGCGTCAGGCGGTCGATCTTGTAGACGACCACGATGTCGATCTGGTTTGCAGCGATATCCGCCATCAAGCGTTTCAATGCCGGGCGTTCCATGTTGCCGCCCGAGTAGCCTCCATCGTCGTAGTCATCGCCCACCGGCAACCAGCCCTCCGCACGCTGGCTGACGATGTAGGCTTGGCCGGCCTCGCGCTGAGCATCGAGGGAGTTGAAGGATTGGTCAAGGCGCTCGTCCGTCGAGACACGGGTGTAGACGGCGCAGCGCTTTTTGGTCACGACGGCGTTCATTTGGCACCTCGCTTCTGTTTGTTTTTGGTGATCCCGAAAAACAGGGGCCCAGACCACTGTGTACCGGTGATGTGACGAGCGACGGCAGACAAGCTCTTGTAGCGGCGCCCCTCGTATTCGAATGTGCCGTCAGCCTGCGCTGTGACGCGGTGCTCACGGCGGTCGAATTCGCGCACCAGCACCGTGCCGGGCACGACCTGGACTTCGACGCCGCGCTGGGTCTTGATCCGCGATTGGGCCTCACCGATCCGGGCCATCTGGGTCTGAACGACCAGCTTGGTACCGAAGGCTTCTTCCTGGATCTTGTAGGCAACCCGGCCTTCGACGTAGGCGCGGTTGTTGTGCGGCGGACGGCGCGGGAAATACCTGTCCCAAAGCACCCACAAATCATTCATGGGCAACATGGGCAGATTGGCAATTTGAGCCGCCAAGGATGGGGCGGCTGTCGATACATTCATTTGCAAACTCCTTCTGTAGACGGGTTTGTATGAACGCGCTCGGGTGCCAAGAAGCCAAGAGGAATCTCGCTTTCTCGGGGACGAGTGGAATGCAGTCGGGCGATGGCGGCGGCCAGGATTTCTGCGGCTTCACACGCCCTTTGGCGTGGAGACATCAATTCAGGGAGTGTTTGTTCGACGATCATTTCGGTAGCCAGTAAAGTTGTCAGACCGTCACAGAGAATAGGCGTGCAAGGCGGTCGGAGTATCCCGTTTGGGCGGTCTACAACATGGGTGAGCGAAGGATGAGATCGGCCCGAATTGGTCTGACGCTTCCCTGACAAAAACGGCAATGGCGTTTTTGCCGGGTCGCCTCCATTGACCTGATGTTTATCAGGTCATATATTTGAACCATTGGCCTGGAGCGATGCCATGAGCAAAAAGAGGACCGAAGGCATTACGGAGCCGCAGGCAAGAACACTGAATGTGATCTGCCAACTCCTTGACAGCACCGGCCTGCCGCCCACCGTCAAGGAATTGGCCGAGGCGCTTGGCATCAGCCACGCCAGTGCACACGAGCAGATCACGCAATTGGTACGCAAGGGGTATTTGAAGAAGGAAGAAAAAAAAGCACGCAGCATCGTGGTCTTGAATCGGAATGATTAACCGCGATGCGCTGATATTCACAAGGGGAATCTTGAATGGGGCATGTTCGGCTTGGTCTATTGCCAAGGACGAGAGCGTGGAAGGAAGTCGTCGGGCTGATTGCAGCCGGGGCGGACGTTTCCCAAATCGCCAATGCCACCATCACGGCGGCTGAAAAAGCCTTTTCGTTCGTCATGAAGGATGTGGGCTACACCGAAGCCGTCTGGCTGATGACGCAAATGGCGATTGCCGCCAAGAAGCCCGACATCCTTCAGCACCTTGCGGCTGCAGGCATCCGTCTCCCCTCTGAACCCTCCCTGATTGATGTCACCACGGCCATCACCGAGGCGCTGGACCGTCGCGTAGAGGGCAACCGCGAGCGATCCGATCTGGGCGGGCTGGCCAATCGGGCCATCGTCGGAGCCGTCAACGATGTCTTGTCACCCAAGCTTCACTCGCTGTTCGCATCCGACCCTGACACGATGCGGGCGGCGCTTGCGGACTTGGGCAGACCGAAGGAATTCGGCGAGTTCTCTCGGCGCTTTTTTGCCCGCCTGGCCAACGAGGGGCTGCAGTACTTCCTGAGCAAGGTCGTCAACACCCAGCTGGGTGACGGGATGCGGTTTGCGACGATGAATCAGTCCGCTGTTTTCAACGCGGCGCTGGAAACCCATACACGGGAAGCGTCGGTGATCGTTGAACAGTTTTCCAGCGAGTGGTTTTCCAAGCATCGCTTTGAGGAAGGCGGCGACATTTCCAGGAAATCATCAGATGGCTTTGCGAGCTACGCACTGACCAAGATGAAGGACGAACTGAAGGCGGGGGCACGCAGCGATGCAAGATAAACGATACATCCTGTGCGGCAACGCCTCCGCCAAGGGCGTCAGCGAAGATCCGGAACGTGATCTGCGGTTGCGCCTGTCTGGCAAGGAAGGCAAAGGCAACATCACCCTGCGCATCGAGGATGTTCACCGAAAAATGTTCCAGCCGGTGCCCTCGCTGTTCAACGATCTGCTGGAGGTCGCCACCTACATCTACAGCGCCGACCAGGTCATCCGGCGCGGCGCAGATGATGTCGACACCTTCGGCGACGGCTGGCGACGCGATTTGCATTTCGTTGTGCCAGTGCGGAGCCCGGATTTCTGGAACAGCGCGCAGGTTCAAGAAGTGCTGTGCGCGACGCTCGGCTTCCTGTCTGATGACCAGTACCAGTTCGACTTCATCAAGCTGGATCAGGATCATCCGTTCCAGGAATACCTCGGGTTCGACGATACCCAGCAGATGTACCGCAAGCCTGAGCAGGTGGTGATGTTCTCTGGCGGCCTGGATTCGCTGGCTGGCGCCATCGACGAGGTGGTCAATCAAAAACGACGCGTGCTGTTGGTGACGCACAAGTCCACGAACAAGCTCAACAAGCGCCATCAAACCCTAGAGAACCTCCTGGCCGAGAAGGCCAATGGCAATGCACCGCCGCGTATCAGCGTCCGGGTGCACAAGAGCAAGGAACTGAACCACGAATACACCCAGCGCAGTCGGTCATTCCTGTACGTATCCATCGGGGCGACGATTGCCAAGATGCTGGGCCTGAACAGCGTGCGTTTTTACGAGAACGGCGTCATCAGCTTGAATCTGCCGGTGTGCGCCCAGGTGGTCGGTGGTCGTGCCACACGCACAACGCATCCCCGGGTAATGAAGGGCTTTCAGGACATCATCTCTCTGGTGGCCGGCGAAGCCTTCACCGTCGAGAACCCGTACATCTGGAAAACCAAGGCCGATGTCGTCAAGGTCATCACAGATGCTGGCTGCGAAGACTTGATCAGGCATTCGATGACCTGCACGCATACCTGGGAGATGACGAACCAGCACACCCATTGCGGTGGGTGCTCGCAATGCATCGACCGTCGCTTTGCGGTACTTGCCGCCAAGGCCGATCAGTATGACCCGGTGGATCACTACAAATTTGACGTGTTTACCCAGAGCCGCGACAACCAGGACAAGAAGAAAAATGTCTACAAGATCATGGCGGCGGCCTATCTGGAGCGTGCCAACCAGGTGCGAAACCTGACCGACGTCGCGCAGTTTGTCAGCAGCTACCCCGATGTGGGGCGGGTTTTCAAATTCCTTGGCAGCGACACAGCTCAGGCCGCTCAGCGTGTGTTTGACCTATACAAGCGGCACGCCAACGAGGTGATGGGGGCGTTGGACGAACTACTCAGCCGGCACCGCACCGCCATCCGAGAGCGGACACTGCCCGGCGATAGCTTGCTTCGGACGGCCTACGAGTCTGGCTCGGTGGTCTCGATGCCCACCGTGGTGTCGGCCAAAAAGCTGCCTGACAACATCTTCCGAAAGCGCGGCAACGTCTGGGAGGCACGGTTTCAAGGTCGGGGGCAATACCCCATCCTGATCCAGGGCGTGGACAAGGGGGCTGAATACATCAACCTGTTGCTGGCGTTCCCGGATCGTGAGACATCGGTCTATGAGATCGTCTGCGGCTATGCGCTGGGCGTCGCCGACCGGGTTAATTCCGGGCTGGAGCACGATGACATCGAAGATGGATTTCAGGTGACGACCGGAGCGCCACTAGGCGACGCGGGAGTCGTTATGGACAGGAAAGCTGTCGAGCAGTATCGCGCCACGTATCAATCGCTTGTCACCGAGAAAGCGGAAGCCGAGGAGGATGGTGATCACCAGCGTGTGGAGGAGATTGAGGACGAGATGGCGCAGATTGCCGATGAAATCACTGCAGGTGTTGGCAAGGGCGGCAAGCTCCGCAAGGCTGGCGACAAGCGGAAGAATGTCCGCGACGCGTTCCGCAATGCTGTCAACCGGGCAATCGCGGCCATCGGGAAGTACGATAAGCCGCTGGCCGAGCACCTGAAGGCTAGCATCAAGCACGGCAATGAGGTGGTCTATCGTCCAGGAGCGCCAATCGTCTGGGATGTGCGGCCTATGGGGCTGGAAGTACCGGGTGATGCTGAAAGAGTTCTCTAGAAGCAGTTTTTCACCAAAATTTAATCCAATCACATAGTCCCGAGAATGGTCAAAAAACCGAAGCCACCTACCGCCACAACTCCTGCAATGGCGCCGGCGGAAGGCGAGCGCCGAGCTCTTCGTGGATACGTCGGCCAGTACGAGCGCGCGGGCGCTGCCATCTATGCCTCGCTTGAGCGCGACGAGCTGCTTTGGATAGGAGTCGCCGACCGCAGCGCGGGCATTGCCGACGACCTAGTACTTGGCTTCGATGGATTGGTGGTTGGCCATCAGTTTAAGACGTCCCAGTTCCCTGGCCCCTTCAGGGTTGAGACGCTGTTTACTGGCGCCAACGGCCTATTGAAGCCCCTGGTTCATGCTTGGCGATGCCTGAGCAAGGTCAACCCGGGAAGCCGGGTCGAGATTCGCCTGGTTGTCAACGACTTTCCGTCGATTACTGACAAGCCAGGCGACGGCACGCCGCCCCACAGCGCGGCATTTCTTGAAGAGTTCCAGCAGCATCCAAATCGGCCGCTATCGGATTGGTACACGCCGGAATGGAGCCGACTGATTAACCACCTGCGCCGTGAAGCCGACCTGGGCGATGACGACTTCGAACAGTTCTTACACAGTCTCCGTGTGGTGTGCGGAGCTGCGGCCAACTTCATCCAGTCGCACAAGCTGAACGCCGAGCAGGCGCGACAGGCATCCGAGATTGCCAGCGTACTGCCTAAACTGGTCGCTGATGCGCGCGACAAAGACAGGTGGACGCGTGACGACTTGCTTCGTGAGCTTGGCTGGCCCGATCCCGCTAAGACGCTGCTCATCCATCGGTTCCCGATCGGCGCCTATGTCCAGCGCAACCGCGACACTGAGGTCAAGCTGCTAGCCGCGCTGCATGCCGCCCATCAGGGCTATGTCTCACTCATAGGACCGCCTGGCTCCGGGAAATCCACTCTTCTGCAGGTTGCGCTGGCCACTGAAGCCAATGTCCGGCTAGTTCGCTACTTGGCGTACGTGCCAGGCGCTGCTCAAGGCGTAGGGCGCGGGGAGGCCGACAACTTCCTGACCGACGTCGGCACGCAGATGCGTAAAAGCGGATTGTTTGGACTTCGTCTTCGCGATGACTCGCTGCATGAGCGCCGCGAACAGTTCGGCGTGATGGTGCGGCAGGCTGGTGAACGCTTCGACCGCGACGGGATCCGAACAATCATCGTCGTCGACGGGCTCGACCATGTGCCTCGCGAAGAGCGACCGACCAATTCGCTTCTGGGCGAGCTGCCTCTTCCCGCAGCCATCCCCAATGGGGTTGTGTTCGTGCTCGGCACGCAGCGACTGGATCTCGCAAATCTGAAGCCCGCCGTAAGAGAGCAAGCGGAGAAGAGCGAGCGACAGGTTCTCATGGGGCCCCTCGGCCGCGAGGAGGTCGCCCGGATGGCGGATGCGCTTGGCCTGCCTGCCGAGATTCCGAGATTGGATCTGAGCAATCTCACGCATGGCCACCCGTTGGCAACGCGTTACTTGATTCAGGCGCTACTGCACGCGGACGAAGCCGGACGTAAGCACCTTCTCAGCGGCGGCATGCCGTTCGACGGCGATATTGAGACCGTCTACACCGCTGCTTGGCGCGAGATCGCAAGCGATGTCGATGCTATGGACGTGCTGGGCTACATCGCTCGGGCGGAGGCACCCACTGACCTGCGGCTGCTGGAAACGATAGTCAAGGAGTCCGCGATTGAACGCGCGCTGATCGTTGCACGGCACCTGCTCCGCAGTTCATCCCAGGGGTGGAGCGTCTTCCACAACAGCTTTAGGTTATTCGTCATCGCTCAACCGCGAACCCGCCTCGGAACCGTCGACGCCGAATACTCGCAGCGCGTGTACCGCGACCTCGCCAAGTTGGCGAAAAACGCGCCGCCCGAATCGGCGCAGCACTGGCTTGAGCTGCGCTACCGCGCCCGTGCCGGCGACGGTGCCGATGTACTTGAACTAGCGATGCCCGCTCGCTTCAGGCAGCAACTGGCCGAAGGGCGTTCAATCGCCGAGATCCATGCCGATATTCGCCTGGCTCTGCTGGCTGTGCGTGCAACGCACGACACGACCGCCTTCGCACGGCTGCTGCTGTGTCGTGACGAAGTTGGGCGGCGCGAAACAGCCCTTGAGTACGCCAACCAGCTTCCGCTGGCGATGCTGGCGGTCGGGGACATTGATGCAGCCCTTTCCTTCGTACAGTGCTTCCCCAGCCAGGGCTACGAGGTCGTCGACGCCATGGTGGCGCGAGGCGACTTCGAGCGCGCGAAGGAGCTGTTTGAAAGCCTCGAGCCACTGTCGCAGCTCCATACGTCCAAGTTCCAGAACCACGGGCACGACCACAACATCAAGGAATTCGAAAGGTGGGCAAGGCGCGCCGTCCACTTCCGAGACACTGAGCAGATCCAAACAGCGATTGACCACCTCGCCGCAGAGGGGCTGCGCCAGCCCGAGAAGGTGGATCCAGAAACTGCCGTCGCGCTGCGCCAGCATCTCAGGAGGGAAGCAGCCGAGGCAATGCTTCTTGAGAAAGTTGGCGCCGACCCACAAGAACTCTGCAGCAAGCTCGGGGTAGCCGACGAAGACAAACCGTCCGTAATGGTTCATGCAGGACTTGTGGCAAGTCGTCGTGGCGAAGTGGCGCAAGCACTTGCCCTGTTTGATGCTGCTGCCGCCCTTCCTGGCTTCGGAGAGGTGCCCAACGGCTACCGGCGCCGGATGGCACTGATTGCATTCGAAGCTGGTCGTCATGACCTAGCCGAGGCTCTGTTCGCCAAGTTGGTCGCACCGATGATTTCCATGTGCGACGAAGAGACGGACTTGGCTGGGCTGGGTGATCTGGTCGGCGCGGTGATGCATCACGCCAGGCTTTGCACCCTGCTCAATAAGCCGCTGCCGAGCGCGACACCGTCGAAGCACAGCTTCCTTCACCCGTTCCAGCAGCACGCCTCGGCGATAGGCGTGCGACTAGGTCGCGTCGCGGTCGACAACGTAACCGTGCCGGCTGGCAGCATCCAGGACGAAGCCCGCGTTGCCCTTGGGTACGTCCTACGTCTGACATCACAAGGCGGCAGCGAGTCATATAGTATTCAGCAAGCCTTCAAAGCTGTCCCCGTGCTCGCGCAAGCGCTGCTGAGGCTTGGGGCAAAGTGTGGCGAGGATGAGTACCGCGCAGTACTTCGACAAGTTGACGCCGCAATCGCCTCATCGACGCAGGGGGGTACTGCGTACCTGCGACGCAGACTGGCCGTCGATGCGTATCGGGTTGACGGCGACAGGGTGGCGGCCGTCGACCGGCTCAACGCCCTCGTGGCAGAGCTTCAAGAGAGCACGCCAAGCGAGCAGATAGACGGGTTGGCGGATTTGGCCATCGCGTTGGCTACGGTCGGGGACTTAGAGCGGGCGAAACAGTTGCTGGCGATGGTTCCCGAGCAATGCCTTGGGTACGCTTTGGCTCCCAAAAAAGACCCGCAGTACGCAATCTGGCGAGACATCCTGGTCCTCGCGAACGCCGCCGATCCGGAGAACCGTGTCAAGCGGGTCTCAAACTTGATGCGTCAGGTCGGCGGCATGGCCGAAACGGAAGGGTCGTCGGCTGCGCATCGCCTGACGATGTCGCTAATTGAGGAAGCGATGCAGGTCGGACCTCGCTTCGGCTTCGAGGTGTCAAAGACACTGGCGGATTGGCATTTGATTGGCTGGCCGAACCGTGTCGACCTGCTTATGACGGGGATGGTCCGGCGAAGCCCTGAACTCGTCTGGGCCTGCGCGACCGTCTGGTGCGGGCTGTGCCTGCCGTTCTACATGGAACCGTACTACCGGGACCCCTACCACGTCGGCGACTTCATCGACGGTGCCGCCGATGCTGCAGGCCCTGGACAGATCGAACCGCTCGCGCTGATGCTTTTGGGGGTAATCCAGGTAGCCAGCAGGGCACACGAAAGGGTCGGACTACTCCAGCGCCTTCGCACCGCTGCCGCAAAACATGGGTTTTCGTCAGTCGAGCTCGACACCGCCGTAGCCCGCTGGACGTCAGAAGCGCCGGAACCTCGACACTCGTCCACGCCCAGCAAGTACGACTCGGACGCCACTCTGGAAGAGCTTGAGCGCGCGTTCGAAGCGGATGGCGACGAACTGAACTACAACGCACCGCACCGCTTCAGGGATCTGGCTGAGGCAGCTCCGCTTGATCTGGCGCGGAGGATGTTTGAGCGCTGGCAGGTCTTGCAGGACAACGCGCACTGTCGTTTCCTGATGGTGAAGCGGCTTGCTTTGGCGGGTGAGGTCGAGTACGCCAACAAGCTGATGCAAGGCTATGAGACAAGCAAGGATCCCTGGAGCTCCTGGAGCCAGTGGATGGGTGGCGGCAAGTTCTTCTACTTTGAGGCGAAGAAACTTTTGCTGGGGCCATCCACATGCCCCGCTGCCTTCGAGAACATCGTCGATTCAGTGACGGCGGGACAGGAGAACACCCAGTCGCTGCTGACAGAACTGGATTCGATACTGCCGGTAATCAGCGCGGCGCCGGATTGGCCGGCCATCTGGTCACTGCTTGAGGAGCAGATAGCCTGCACTCGCGAGTTCCAGTTGGGGCAGCCCTTCAAGCCGAGCGAGCTACCGCTCAGCGACACGGAACTTCTGGAGGATTTGCTGCACTTTGCCTATCGGCTCCCGGTTGCAGAAGTTCAGCGACACGCACGCAATTGCACGCTGAGCTTGGCAAGGCAAGCCGGTCTCGGTCAGTCGTTGCTCAAGTCCCTTATGCGGCGACTTATGGCCGACGAGTTAGATGCCCCCTTGCAGGCGCTCGGAACGCTGCTGGCTGCTGACAGCGCGGACCTTGCACCCGAGTTGGGCAGCGCTGTGGCTGCGCTGGTCAGCCACCGTGACATCGCGGTGGCAGAGTCAGCCGCGCTCTTGTCGCACCGGTGGGGGCTGGCTGTTCACTTGGACGCGATACCGCTGCCGCTCTTCTATAGTCTCGAACTCGAACACCCGCCAGAGAGCGAGGAGGCATTCACGGACGAGAGAACTGGTGCAATGCGCGTCGAGTCGCCTCTTGGCTGGACCGAGATGTTGCGCTCGACGGCACATCACATTGCGAAGGCGGCAGGCGTTGAGGAGATGACAGTTCGCCGACGCGCGGCGATGTTCATTCAGGATTGGGGTGGACTTGAGGGATTCGGGCCCTCTGGCGTCAAAAGGCTTGAGGGTCAGCTCCGCGTCCTCGACATGCAGATCACTTATCTAAAGCCCCATGCCTACATTGCCATTACTGCCCTTCGCCACGTCGCGGGAGAATTGCGGCTGGCCGGCAAGCTGAACATCCGCGACAGGCCTACTTTGTTGGAGCATTTGGGTTTCCCGCTTCCACCTCGACCGCTGCAGCTCCCACAGGCACGCCCGGAATGGATTCGACTGCCGCTGATTGATCGAAGTGCCGGTTGGGCCGAGCAACAGCGGAAGTGGGTTGAGGAAGTCGACGGCGACGTTGCGCCCTTCCCGGCACACCGAGCCGGTCAGGTCGTAGCCGAGGTGTCGCGCTTCAAGATTTTCAAGCCGCGTCTGTCGGAATACCGTCTCAACCGTTTTAGAGCACCCTTGGCACAGACCAACGGCGAAGACTTCGACGACTGCTATGCCAGGCTGCCGATCGCTGTTTGGCTAGGCCACTACGTCCCACTTGACAATCAATTGGCGCCAACGCTGGTAAGACGAGTCGTTTGCTCTGTGGACATGGGCTTTGACGCAGCAGCCTATCCGTTCGCGTTGTGTCCGAACTGGGTGAGGAGGCTTCAATGGCGCACACATGACGAAAAACCGAACGTTTTTCTAGACGCCAGCGGAGCCCTGGTCGCAAAGCTCTATTGAATCGCCCCGAGTTTTGAGGAGGCTCCACACTTTGAGAAGATGGAGCCATGAGCAAGAAATCAAACCGTTTTTCACCCGAGGTGCGTGAACGCGCTGTCCGCATGGTGCTTGAAC